GATTGCCAGCATGTCGGCCATGGTCTTGGCACCAACGATGACGTGACGATCCGATTCAGGAACGTTGTTGTTATCGAAGTATTTCTTGATTTCGAGTGCACGGGCCAGAGTGAAAGCGCCAGCATTCGTAGTCGTGGTTGCCGTACCAGCGGTCAGGGCGGTGATGATCAGGCCGTCCATTTTGGTAGCGATTGAGCGAGCAACAGTGGTGACATACTCACGCTTGATGTCGACGTTCGACTTGAGAAGGTCGAGGTCATCAACCAGAACGGTTGAGTACCAGTCGCCGACGGTCACGTCAGTGTAGGTGTGTGCTGGTTCCAACACAGTCAGGTCAGCATTGCGTGTCTTCTGGTACGCAGAAACAGCGCCGATCTTCTGGAAACGTGAGGTGTTGCCCGTAACGCCAAGGCGCTTACGAACGATTGGGAACAGCTTTGATTCGAGTTGGTATGCTTGCTTTACCTCGGCACCGAATTGGGTAACGAAGCTTTGGTCGATGGTGATAGCCATTTTGGTTCTCCTAGAAAGTGGATGAGTGGTTTTGTCTTCTGCTTGTCCTCAGTTGCTGAGGGGCCTTGAAGAAGCCACCTTCTAGGGGCGCTATGCGCTTGTCCTGCGGGGTTTCTTACAGTTCTATTTATCTGCGACGCATAATTAATGACGTAAAAAAACCGCCTTTCGGCGGTTTCTTCTAAGTGGTGAGATTTACTTGACGTTCTTAGCGAACCAAGCGGTCACCCTTGCGTGAACTGCTGGGTCTTCCCAATATGCAGGGGTCGCCATCAGTGCTTCTGCTTCTGCTCTCGTCATACCTGAGTTAGCACCACTAGCGGACGCTGGTGAGCGGTCCTCTCCGAGGTCAGCACCAATACGAGCAAGTAGCTTCAACACGGCTGGCGAGTTGAGTGCTGGATCGTCCATGCTGAGGTCTGATGGTGCGAACTCGTCGAATGCTCGGCGAGCAGCAGAAAGATTGCTATTGAACTCGCTACCCCATGCCTCTTTGAGGGCGGCTTCTGATTTCTCAACAGACGGCATGACATTCGCCATTGAGGTCTCATACTCACCAAGCAGTGCTTGGTATTGAGTGGTTGAGAGGCCGAGTTCCTTAGCCTTCGACTTGAATGCGCTAACGCCCTCTTCGTCGAACTCGAACTTGGTCGGCTTGTAGTCATACTCGGCCACATCCTCTGGTGCGAGGTTGGCGACCTTGCTGCCAAGCTTCTTCTCAAGTGCTTGGTACGACTTAGCCAGTGCCTTAGCATCTGGCTTGCCGTCGATCAAGAACTTAGGCGGAACCCAAGAATAGTCGTCGGCTACTGGCGCTGCTGTTTCTGGTGCGGCTGTTTCAACGGCAGTGGTTTGTGTTTCAACTGCCGCCGCTTCTACTGGCGCAGTTGTCCCTTGTGCTTCTGGGGCTGCAGTGGTTTCAGACATTGAAGTCTCCTATGTTGATTGCGTAAATCTATTTACCAGCACAGGAAACTCGCCCACACCTCATCAATGACAACTGGCACGTAGGCTTTACTGATCGCCTTCTTCTGGTGCTTCCGGCAATGCACCTTGACCGATTTTTCCAACCAAGTACGAGACAACGCTTCGCTGGCCCTCTTTGAAAGCTGTGGTGTACGGGTCACCTGGGGTATGCGACTGTTGTTGGTAGAAGATCGCATGTAGTTCTAAGAAGATTTCTTCGCCAGTCTTGTTCGCCGTAAACAACCTGTTGTAGTCGACTGGGTTTACTGGGCCATCCATCATGCTGGTGCTCCTTGTGCTTGTGCTGCGAGCTGGGCGTCTTGCGCTGCTTGAACCTGAGCAGCACGTTCCTTACGGTTCTTCTTGACTTGCTGCTCTTCGACCATCAGCTCGATGTCGACGCCGAGGTATTCGGCACGCTTGCGGATTGCGCCGTCGAGGTTGTACAAGTCGAGTAGCTCTGGCTTCTGGGCCGACACTGCTGCGTTAAGCAGGTGTGTCTCGAACTGGTCCATTGCTTGAACCTCGCTCATCTTCTGAGCACGAGCTAGCGGTGAGGTGTAGGCGATCTTGAACTGATACTGCGCCAGCGATTCAGGCGGTTGACCGAGGTCACCGTCACGGAATGCCAAGCCGAATACCCGAGCGATCAAGTGCTGTAGGAACTCGGATTGCAAGCGAGAGAAGATCGGGCCAAGGATTTGGCGGATGATCGACGTTCTAGTGTTGATCTCGGTTGCGGTTGCGTTAGCACGCTCTGATGGGCCGAGCTGGTCAGCGAGCAGGGTTGTCCTGATCTGCGTTTGCAAGCGACTGATTTCAGCAATGGCGAAGTTGATGTCGCCGGCTGCGTCGAGGTTCTTGATGTTGCCAACGTCGGCCACGTTCCATACACGGCGAGGTCCGATACGCATGGTGTTTGGGTTGAACACGCCGTCGTTCTTGGCGATGATGATTCCACCGATTGCCATGTCAGCATTCAGTAGCATCATCTCGACAACCTTGTTCAGAGTCTTGACGTCAGGTAGTGCTGCGTCCATCGGGCCGACTGCGTAGTCGGTGTCTGGCAGCTTCAGCCAGCGAGGAACGATGCAAGGCATCTCGTGATAGCCGCTCTCGTAGGCGACCTCACCAGTCTTGCAGTTGACGTAAACGCTTTCCCACGGCTGAGTAGTCTTGAGCTTGCCGGCGAGTTGCTTACCATTGCGAAGGCGTGGGCGGATGACGTGGATGTAGTCGTATTTCTTCGTGCTGTATGGGTTGCGCTCGATCTCGTCCTTCATCTCTTGCGTGATTCCCTTGTCGCCGAAGCGCTTGAGGGCGGCGGTGATGGTCAGCGGGATTTTTCTGTAGATCGTGTCGATTCGCTCATCACGCATCGTGTCCACGCACCACATGGAGTGCAGCGGCCATGCTTCGAAGTGGAGTGCGCCGAAGCGGTCCTTCTCGATGTAGAGGCCGGCCATGCCAGCGACCATGATGTCAGTGAAGAATTCCAGCGATTGCGAGTCGTAGTTGCTGCCGTGAATCATTGTGTGAAGCTTCTCTGCTGCGTCTTCCAGCCATTCCTTAGCGTCTTGAGGGATGTCCTCAGTCTCGACGTTCGGAATGGCGAGGTTGAACCACTGGCTGGACGGCGGCGTTAGGGCCGAGAGGACGGACGAGGCGAGCAACCGGACGGAGTCGGTAGCGGTAGTCGTGAAGAGAACGGCCTTGGCAGCGTTAGCGGCTACAGCGTTGCTGATTCCGTCTTGGCTCTGGCTCAAGAAGCCCTGCCCACGAGCTGGGTAGCTCAGGCGGTAGGCGTCTGCCCAGAGGGTGTTTAGCGGCTCTCGCTCAGAGACAAGGCTGCCGAAGGTGGACAGGATGGCCCTGCCCTTGTCGAGGTCGCTCATCCGTGACCTCCTTAAGCTAGGCCATCGAGATTGGCGTTAGCGGCACCAGAGAGTAGCGAACCAGTCTTCTTCTTACGTGTAGAGGGGTTGAGCGGGTCTTCCGTGTCGTCGCCGAGGCCAGCACCTGCTAGGAGTTGTCGACGTGCTTGCTTCGACGCTGCTTCCTTCGCTGCAAGCGAGGTCTTCTCGGCCATCAGCTTCTGGTCGTTAGCCGCTTGCTCCTTGTCCTGCTCTGCCTTGATCTTGTCTGCTTCCGCTTTGGCCGCTGCTGCTTCGCCTGCGTAGTCTCGTGATGGTGTTGAATTTCCGAAGAGGCCGCCCATAGTTGTGTGTCCTTTCAATAGTCATTAGGTGAATGTCATGACTATTTATATGGACGGTGGGAATGGCGAGCGGCCAGCGCCTAGCTGGGTGCAGTCGAGGGTGAGTTGCGAGTGGTAGGACGGCCCCGCTTCTTCGTGATCTGGCTTTTGCGGAACAGGTTCGGGTCGGTGTAGAGGTCCTCGATCTTGGCGTCCACGAGCTTGCGGTTCCCGATGAGCCAGTTAGCTCTGAGGGCCTTGGCCTGTACGACCGTGTCGACTGGTCCGAGGACGACGCTGGTTCCATCCTTCAACCATATGACGGCTGAGCAGCGGAGGCTCGTAGGTAGTAGATGGTCAGGGAACCAAGCTGGTAGGCACTTGTGGCCGTGTTCGAGTGGGGTGTAGTTCGACATTGGGATACCTTCAGGATGATCTGAGGGTATTTATGGCTTACGCACCGTGCGAGGGAGTGCGAGGTTCTAAGCTCGCTTCTGGGTCCCGATTCCCAGCTTCCAAAACCCTGTGCCGTGGGTTATCCCGTGTCTATTATTTTTTGGGGTCAAGACCGACAGAGGTATATAGTGATTTTGGGGGAGAGGTGGAAGGATCCAAAAATGATAAACGTAGGAGGCGAGGCCGCCCCCCCACGCT